GCGGCCGCGGACAGGATCAGCGTGTTGGGGTACAGGCCCACGGTGCTGCGGACGGCCTCGCGCGCGGTACTGATGTCGCCGATGGGGTTGCTGTTGGCCTTGTCCGACCACTGGCCGGTGCCGCTGAGCGTGACCTTGTGGGCCGCGTCGTAGTTGGCGGCGGTGGTGGCCAGTACCGCCTGCGCGCTTTCCAGCGCCAGACTCATGCTCTGCATCACCAGGTTCACCGCGCGGGTGCCCAGGTCGATGCCCGGCACCTCGGCGGCGTCGCGGGCATGCTCGCGCGGCACCGGCGCCTCGAGCGCGTGATTTTCGAGCGCGAAGGGCTTGCCCAGATAGCCGAACTGGATGCGCTTGGTGGCCGCGCCCGGCGCGCGCGCCGAGCTGTAGAGCTGGAACGACTCCTTGCCGAACTCCAGGATCTGCCCGCCGGCCGTGCGCACCGGCACGCGCGGGAACAGCAGGCCGCCCACGTGGTCCGGGTGCCGGTAGCCCTGCACCACCGTGCTCAGGATGGGGTCGATGACGCGACGCTGATTGATGTTGGGCACTGCTGGGCTCCTGGGGTGTTGCTGGGATCAGGCTGCGGCCCCCCTTACGGGGTCAGCAGCACCTCGAACTTGTCGCCGTCGGCGGCGGCGGCCTGCAGCGCGCGCGCCACCACCACGCCGGTCGTGGCGGTGATCAGCTTGCCGGCGGCCGTGGCCTCCAGGTTGGCGTCCAGCGCCACCGCGGCGCCGGCGGTGGCCACCGTGGTGCCCAGCACGTCGATCGGCACCTGCTTGCCGCTGACCGCCAGCTCCGTGGTAATGCCGAGAATCTTGGCGCCGGCACCCGGCAGCGCGCCCGCCGCCGTCACGGCCAGGTTCTCCGGATGGGCTGCCGCGGCGGCAACGCTCAGGGTCAGGACGGGGACTTTCTGGCTGGGCATGGCGTGCTCCGGTTAGGCGGCGGATTCGACCGCGCGCACGGCGGTCAGGTAGTCGGTGCCGTGGTCGGCCTGATATTTCTTGGCCTTGTTGTGCACGGCCAGGCGGTCGGCGTCCACGTGCGCGCCCTGCGGCGCGGCGTACTCGCCGTGGCCGCCGGTGGCGCCGGGGTCGGTGTCCACGCCGCCGTCCTCGCGCGTCAGATCCGCGCGCACCGGCAGGCTGCCGATCAGCCCGCGCAGCCAGGTCAGGGGTGCCTGTTTTTCGGTGCCGTCGCCGGCCGCGAACTCAATGCGCACGTCGGCGTCCTCCGCCGGCAGCGCGGCCATGAACTCCGCCAGCCCCTGCGCCATTGCCGGCGTCAGCCGGCCGGCGTCCACATAGCCGCGCGCCTCGGCGCGCAGCGCCTCGATGCGCCGGCCCTGGCGCTCGGCTGCCAGCTCGGCGGTCAGCGTCGCCTCGCGGGCGGCAAAGTCGGCGGCGGCGGCATCGCGCGCGGCCTGGGCGGCAGCGTCCAGATCGGCCTGCGTGAAATCGGCCACGGCGGTCCCTCCTGAGGCGGTGAATGCAAGCGCCGGGACAGCATCCCCGGCAGATTGGCGGGCGCGCTCAGCCTGGTCGGCCAGCGCATCGATGTCCCAGTCCGGCAGCACCCGGTCGGCGGTGGCCACGTCCTGACTCTCGATCAGCCACTCGCGCAGACGACGCAGGGCGCGCGACAGCACTGACGGCGTGGTCGCGTCCATTTCGTAGTCGCTGGTTTCGCCGGGTGCGGCCCGGAAGGCGATCGGCTGCAACTTGAGCGCCGGCGGCGCGGCGCCCAAGAAGCCGACGTGCAGCAGCTCCCAGCCGTTGGCGCCCTCGCTCAGGCGCACGCTGCGCTTGCGGTAGCGCCCGGCCTCCACCGCGGCGGCGAACTCCTGGTGCACATCGCGCACGCGCATCTGCAGGCTGTCGCCCACGCGCCGCAGCGCGTCGGTCCAGCCCCAGGCGGGTGCGTCGGTAGTGGGGTGGCCGATCACCAGCGGCGCCTCGGCGCCTGGCTGATGATTGGCAACGATACGGTCCAGATCGGCCCGCGAATACGTGCGCTCCACCCCGGCACTGTCCGTGTGCGTGCCGGCGCGGAACACCTCGATCCAATCGTCCAGGCCGCGGAAATCGGCGCTCACACGAGCACCACCGGGCGGGACAGATAGCGGATGCGGATTTGCATGCCGCCATGCTGGGGCCGTGACAGCCCCGGCGGCAGGGGGGAAATTGCGCCCGCCCTACGCGCGCGCTGCTTTACATGTAGGAGCGGGCCATGCCCGCGACCGCCATCGAATACCCCGTAGGGGCGAGGCATGCCTCGCCCCTACGCCACCACCCGACCGACGCCCCGCCGCACCGCCCCGCCGGCCCGCGACCCGGCCCGTCAACCCATTAAAACCCGTTCAAACGCTGTTAAATTTCGACGATCGGCCCTGCCCCCGCCCTTGGGTAGCGGGTAGCACCCGATCGCCGCTCAGGCGCCCGCTCCGGCGGTCGACGCCTGGCGCCGCCAGCAGCGTCAAGAACCCCCTACTCGCGGTAGGTCGTTTTGTCACCGCTCAATCCATGCGGCATCCTGACTCTGCCATCACCCGGTTAACCTCCGAGCGGGCTGCGCGAGCGTCGGCATGCCATTGCTCTTTTTCCGCGGTGTCGTGACCAATAATCCGCTGGTCCCTATCCAACTCGGCGATGGATAGCCGCAGGTCGTAGCAGCTTGTGTGGCCGGCGGCGGCCGGCGAAGGCACGGGCGCACGTGTCGGCTCTTGGGCAGGCGGCACCTGACACTGCGCCTCCACGCCCACCGGCGCCCGGTCGGCAAAGTGCGTGCCGGCGGCATCAGTCCAGCGGCACACGTCCGCCTGGGCGCCCGTTGCCGCCAGCGCCAGCGCCACAACCATCATCCGCGTATCCATCGCACGCCTCCGCGTATATAAGGAATGCCCCGTCCTCAATCGCCCGCCGGCCGGCCCAGCCCCATCTTGATCGCGGTCTCGACAAACGCCCGCAGGCTGTCGCGCGTCGGCGCCCACTGGTGCGCGTAGCCGACCAGAATCTGCAGCTGCTCCGCGCTCAGCTGCCGGATGATCCCCAGCTCCTCGCCGACCTCCATCACCAGGCGCAGCGCCCGCACGGCGCGGTCCGTCTCCGGCGCGCCATAGGCCGCGATCTCCTCGCGCACCGCGTCGGGCAGGCGGATGCCGGTGACGATGTACTGGATGTCGAAGCCGGCCTCGGCAAGCGCTCCGAGCTTGTCCCCGGTTATCGCCACGCCTCGCTCCCACGTTCTGTACGTCTGCGGATGCACTCCCGCAAGCCGGGCCGCCTCGATTTGGTCAAGGCCAAGCCTTCTGCGGTCAGATCGCAGCCGATCAGAAATTTTCTCATCGCCGCTTGACAATGACGCGAACCCCTCTATAGTGATGGCATCGACTCACCGATGAGTGAAAGCAATGCACCCAGCCGACATTATCGCAGCCCTCAAAAAAAAGGGTTTCTCACTCACCCGCATCGCCCGGGAACAGGGCGTGACGGTCACGTCCATCTCCGCCGTTGTCCATGACCGTGACCGCAGCGTCCATCTCGCCAAGCGCATCGCCTCCATCGTAGGCCAGCCGGTAAACACGCTGTGGCCGGGATCGTACAACCGCCCCCGCCCGCGCTACCGCGACCGCATCGACCGGCAAGCAGCGTAAGTCGGGGGCGCCGCCGATGTCACGGGTAAAACCGTCGCAATTTTTCACCCCCGACCAGGGGGAGTTTTTCCCCAGCGCCGCGCTGGAGGGCCTGNCCCGGCCGTGGGATGCCGGCAACGCCCCAGCGCTAGACCTGGGCACGGAACTGCTGGGCGCCCTGTGCGCCGCCCTGCGCGAGGCCCGCGACCGCGGCCTGAGCCGCGAACGCGTGGTGGACCGGATGAACGCCTGCCTGGCGCCGGACCAGCACGTCACCCTGCGCCAGCTCAACACCTGGACCGCGCCCAGCGCCGAGGGCAAGCGCTTTCCGGCCGAGTACCTGCCGGCCTTCTGCTGGGCGGTTGGCTCCGTGGCGCCGTTCGCCACCCTGCTGGCGCCCATCCACCACGAACCGATCGACCGCCGCGACCAACTGGCCGCCGAACTCGGCCGCGCCGAGGTCGAGGCCGCCCGCCTGCGGCGCACCGCCGGCGAACTTCGCAAACGACTGGGAGGTTGAGGATGACCGACAAAACTGCATCGGGCCGGAGTGCCATCGCGGCGCGATTGAGGGAAGAGCGCATGCGCTTGAAGCTCACCGCGGTCCAGGCTGCCGGAATCACCGGCGCCTCGACCGTCGGCTATCGCCGCTGGGAGAAGGACCGAGTCGTGCCCGCCGACGCGCTAGCCATCCTCGCCGGCCACGGCTTCGACACCGATTACATCCTCACCGGCGCGCGGCTCCCGCCCCACATCCGAGACCTGGTCGCCGCTTTTCGCCTGCCGCCTGGGCAGCGCGAGGCCGAGGCGGTGCAATTTCTGGCTGCCCTCAACGTCCGCGACCTGATGAGCCGGCGCCACCAGGACCAAATCGCACTGCTGGAGTACGTATTCAATTGGGCGCCAACGCTGGACGCCATCGGCGCGTTCGTGGGGACGGCCAGAAACATCGACTGGCTGGCCAAGGCCGGGGACGCGCCATGAACGGCGAGATCGTCCCCTTCGCTAGCGCGCCGCGCGGCGAACGCGAGCTGGTAATTGCCGCGCTGCCGACCCGCCTGCAGGAGTTGACGGCCGCCACGGAACTGGCGCCCGTGGACCTGGATGCGCTGGACGCCGACGCGCTGTTTCAGCTGGGCGTGAAGGCCTTCCAGTCCTCCACCGTGCGCATGGCCTACGCCGGGCACTGCTGGGCGCTGGCGAAGGAGCGGGCGGGTGGCGGGCGCTCGTGGATCGAGGCGCGCGCGGTCGAATGCGGGATCGGCCGGCAGCACATTTACAACGCCATCGAGGTGTTGGCGCAGCTCGTTCGAGCGCCGGACGGCCTTGTCCAACCGGTTGGACAACTCGACTACACCAAGGTCCTGCTGCTCAAAAAGCTCGATGACAACGAACTGGAAGATCTGGCCGAGCGCGGCGAGACCGACTCCGGCATCACGCTCGACGACATCATGAACCGCCCGCGCCGCGAGCTGGACAAGCTGCTGACCCAAGCCACCCACGCCGAGCGCCACACCCGCAAGAAGCTCGACGCCGCCCACAAGCACATCGAGCAGCTGGGCGCCGAACTCACCGCCCTGCGCGCGCGCACCGACTGGCAGGGCGACCTGCCGCTGTCGGTCACGGAGGCGCGCCAGGACGGCGTGGCCTGCGGCGAGTTTGCGCAGGAATGCCTGGTGCGCATGGAGTCGCTGTATCGCACGGTGCTGGTGCGCGGCGACCTGAGCGACGAAGACACCCTGCGCGAGGCGCAGCTGCGGGCCGGCCTGATCCCGCTGCACACGGCCGTGCTGGGCGTTGCCGCCGCGGCCACGGCCCTGCTGCGCGCCATGCAGGATCAGGTGGGCGAGTTCCTGCCGACGGAGTACACCGCCGAGCTGGCGCTGTCGCGCGAGGAATGCGCCGCCGTGGCCGAAAAACGCCACTACATGGTCACCCACCTGGACCACCTGCCCAGCGAGACGCGCCTGCGCAACGAGGCCGTGCAGGCCCGCGCGCAGCGGCTGCAGGCCAAGAAGGCCGGCCGTCAGCGTCGGGCCGGCGGGGCATAGGGCAATGGGCAACGTCGTCAGCCTGGACCTGCCGGACCCGCCCAAGCGGGCGCGCCCCTACCTGACCCGGCAGCGGGCGGCGCCGAACCGGGATTGGGAGCAGCTGCCCGCGTCGACGCGCGAGCGGGCGATGGCCCGCATGCCGCTGATGCGCTGGATCGACAACGTCTGCGAGCAGGGCGCCAGCAACGGCGCGGCCGTCTCGGCGCTGCTGGACCGCCTCAGCGGTGCGCACCCGGACGCCACGCTGCGCGCCACGGCCGACCGGGCCACCGGCCGCAAGGGCATGCCCAGCCGCGCCACGCTGTACCGCTGGCTGGGCGGATGGCGCGAAGGCGGCCTCAAGGGGCTGGCGGATGCGCACGCCGGCAAGCGGCGCACCTGGCGCGGCTGGGAAATGCAGGCGCTGTCGATGTGGCTGTCCGGCTCGCGCATGAATGCCGGCGGCATCGCCTTCAACCTGCGCGGCGAGGGCTGGCCGGACGCGGAGACATCGCAAGTGCGCGCATTCATCAAGTCATTACCGGAAACCCTGGGCGCGCACGCGCCCGAGCGCGTCGGCAAGCACTACCACCAGCAGAACATCAAGCCGCACAAGGCCATCGACTGGTCGCGCCTGCCGGTCGGCTACATGTACGAGACCGACGGCCACACGCTGGACTGGTACACGCGCCACCCGCTCACCGGCACGCCGGTGCGGCTGGAATTCACTCCCGTGCTGGACAAGGCCAGCCACTACATCGTCGGCTGGCTGGTGTGGGATCGCGAGTCCGCCATCAACACCCTGGTCACGCTGTCGCGCTCCCTGCTGGCGCACGACCACGTGCCGGCCACGATCCACATGGACCCCGGCGCCGGCTTCCGGAACCACGCCATCACCGGCGAGCTGACCGGTTTTTTTGCGCGGCTGAGCATCCGCCCGGTGTTCGCCCTGCCGGGCAATGCCCGCGGCAAGGGCCTGGTCGAGGGCTTCTTCCGCCACTTCGAGGAGCGCGTGGGCAAGCTGCGCGCCAGCTACTGCGGCCACTGCCGCACTGATGACGCGCTGCGGCGGTTCGCCTCCAAGGTCGCCAAGGCGGAAATGCACGTCGAGACCTACGACGAGACCTGCGCGCTGATCGAGCAGTACGTGCACCGCTACAACGCCGAACCGCAAAAGGGCCTGGGCGGCAAGACGCCCGCGCAACTGTGGGCGGGGCTGCAGCGCACGCCGGTCGAGTGGCCGGCGGCAACCGTGTTTCGCCTGTCCGAGCGGCGCACGGTGCGCAAGGCGGCGGTCACGCTGGCCGGGCGCACCTGGACCGCCGACGCGCTGGCCGACCACGACAGCCACGCCGTGCTGGTCGAGTACGACCCGCAGGACTGGGCGCGCGTGTGGGTCTACGACACGCGCCGCGTGTTCATCGCTGAGGCCGAGCTGGTCGTCGCGCAGGACGGCGTCATCGGCAGCCGCATCGAGGACGACGAGCGGGCGCGCCTGCACGGGCGCCTTGGCCGCATCGAACAGCACCGCCTGGAAACGCTCGGACAGACCGCCGCGCGCGCCGCGCAGGCGCTCGACCACGTCGCCACCCTGGACGCCCTGGACGCCCTGGCCGCGCCCGCGCCGGTGGCGGCTCTACCCAAAACATCAGGGGCGGGTGCT